AAGTTTGATTTATCTAAAGCCGCATTTAAACAAATATGTCCATTAAGATATGGTAAAATTAAAGTTAAATATAAAATTATAACAAATGAGAAACAATAATGAAATACATTATCTTGATAAAATGGAACAAGATAATTGGTTTGATGATATCGTAGTATCATCTTAAATTAATAACTATTAAATAATAATAAAATGAAACAATTACAAAAACAAGATTTAAAAGAAGGTGGAATTTATATTGCAAAACAGAAAGTAGGTGTTGACAAATATATTGTAAAAATAACTAACAATATGTGTTCATGTTTTAATATTTATAGTTATAATAAATTTTTGTATAGAAATGGAAATTTTTCTAGTATTTCACTTAATTTTTATGAAGCAACACTTGAAGAAAAACATTGGTTAGAAGAATGTATTAAAGCTGATAAATTTATTTCTTATGAAGAAGCTATGAAAACATTTGTTCCTGAATTTACATTACCTGAGAAATGGTATATTAAAGCTAGATTATTAAATGATAATCAATTACAAAAATTAGTTATTTATTTAATATTAATAAATAAAGATGGTGCTACATATTCTGTTAAAAATATTAAAAAATGGTATCCTTTTATCGGTTCAGATATAGGTGCTCATTATATTACCAATCCATATTTTGTTAATGATTCATATCGAGAAATAACTTTTGATCAATTTGAAAAATATGTTCTTAAAGGAGAAACTATTACAACTAAAGCAACTGTTGAAACTAAATCTAAATTCATAGATAATAATACAGTTGAAACAAATGAAGGTTCTATTTTTAAAGTTGGTGATTTAGTAACACCTTTTGAAGGTTCAAGTCCTAATAAAGGTAAAAAATTTAAAATTACAGGATTTAGATGGAATAATGCTCAAACTGAAATTTGTGCAATTACTGAATTACATAAACCAAATGGTATTGGTGTAGATAAATTAGAAATTTATATTGAACCAAAAGTTAAAGAAAATTTAACATTACTTAAAAACTTATGTGTTGAAGTTTCATTAATAAAAGAAGAATCATTATTAGATAAAGCTAAACGTTTATATCCTGTTGGTACTAAATATAAAAACGCAGGTAATACTAATAGTGTTTACACAGTAGTAAATCAATCTTTTTCTGAATTTAATATAGATACTATTTATGGTGAATACAATAAAGGTTGTTTGTTTTACGAAAATCAATGGGCTGAAGTTATAGAATATCCACATGGTTTTAAAGTAGGTGATAAGATTAAAGTTAAACATTGGCACAATGACACAAAACCTGTAATAATTACTAAAATTGAAGGTAATCAATTATTTTTTGAATACAATGTAAGTTTTACAACAAATAATAATTCAGTATTAGCTAAAAATGCTATAAAAGTTGATGATTTTGTATTACCTGAAAAATGGTGTATAAAAGATATTCCTGAAGTTAAAGAATATTTTGAAGAATACAACAATGGAAATTATACTTGTAACGGAAGTGCTTATTTGCATTTTCCTAGAATAAAAGATTGTTGTTATTTTAAAGGGATTGTATTAGGTTATACAGAAATAACTTTTGAACAATTTAAAAAATATGTTTTAAATGAAACAGTATAAATTAATTAAAGAATATCCAGGTAGTCCTAAATTAGATACAAAAATTATTAAAAGTAATATTTATAGAAAAACTGGTAAGGAAGTAATTCAATCTTTTATGATAAAAGGAGAAGTTTGGTTTAAATTAGATGATCCTGAAAACTATCCAGAATTTTGGGAATTAGTTGTTGAAAAAGATTATGAGATTTTAAGTTTTGATAAAGGTTCAATTGAAATAGATAAAAATGGTTTATGGTTATCTTTTAGAACTAATGGAACTGATACAAGAATTGATGAAAATAAAATGATTGAAAGAAGTCATTTAATTCATTCAGTTAAAAGATTATAATTTATATATAAAAAACATATAAAATAATTACTTTTTTTCTTGCTTTTTACAGAATAATTTTGTATATTTGTATAAATAAAATTATATAAATATGAAATATTACATTTATTCTTTAAAAGATCCAATTACTAATAAAATTAGATATATTGGTAAAACAACTAACATTCAAAAACGATATTATTATCATTGTTCTAAATATCATTTAGAAAATGAAAATACTCATAGAAGTAATTGGATTAAATCTTTATTAAAAAAAGAATTAAAACCTATTATTGAAATTATTGAAGAATGTTATAATTGGCAAGAAAGAGAAATTTATTGGATTAAATACTATAACGATTTAAATTATGATTTATGTAATCATACAATAGGTGGTGATGGTGGTAAAGGTTTTTCTCAGTATAAAGAATTTAAAGTTTATCAATTTGATAAAACTGGTTTATTATTAAACACATTCACTTCTACAAGAGAAGCTTCATTATTATCAAATACACCTATTACAAATATTCAAAAATGTTTAAGAGGTTCGTATAAAACAGCGAATAAATTTCATTGGTCAAAAGATAAGTCTTTTACTTGGAAAAAATTAAATCATAATGCTAAATCAGTATTACAGTTTGATTTAAATAATAATTTTTTAAATGAATATATTTCTATTACAGAAGCTTCAAATATTTGTAATATAGAAAGAAATAGTATTAAAAACTGCTGTTTAAACAAACAAAAAACTGCTGGAAAATTTAAATGGAAATATAAAAATGAATAAAAAAGAAGAAATTTTCACCATAGGTGATAAAACAACATTAGGTATAATAACTTGTTTTAGATTATTAGATAATAAAATTATGGTTGATTTTGATAATAAAAATTCTATATTATTAAGATCAAAACAATTACAACATATTAAACAACCATTATTCACAACTGAAGATGGTGTTGATATTTTTAAAAATATTGATAAATATTATACTCCAATTTATATTGTTGATAAAGCTTTAAATATTAGATATTGTGAAAAAGATTTTAATGTAAAACATTCAGAAAATGTTAAATATTTCTCAATAAAAGAAAAAGCTGAAGAATATATCTTAATGAATAAACCTTGTTTATCTTTAAATGACATATTTAAAGACGTTGAAGAAATGAGAAAAGGTTTAAAAACTTTTGAAAATAGTCAATTAGCTAAACGTTTTAAAAAATTAGTGCAACAAAAATTAAATAATTAATTATGTTATTTTTACAAATATTAGGGATGATAGTTTTTACAGCTATCATCCTTTACTTTTTAGGTACAATAATGCGTTTGTATTGGATATTTTCACAACCTTATGAAAATTTATCACATCAAGATAAGTATTTTAAAATTAAAGTTGTTTTTTGGTTATTAAAATATTTTAAAATTAATATTAAATTAAAATGAAACAAAGATTTATAGAAATCACTAATAAACAAATTAAAGTTTATGATGCTGATACAAGTTTAAAAGAATTAACATTTGAATTTATTATTAATTTTGTATATGCTTTTTCTGCAAATGTAATGGTTCCATTTATTATATTAAAAAATGATGTTGGTATATTATTAGCGTTTGGTTTATATTACTTTTTATTATCTTATATTTTAAATAGAGATAAATATGAAAGTAAATTAGGTAGATATATATTATTACCTGTACCATGTATATTAGGAGCTTTTACAGCTATTAAATTAGGTTATGTAATAGCTGAATTATTAATTTAAACAAACAAAGAAAGGATGGTGATGATTGAATGATGGAAAAATATTGTATGATATAGAAGTATATCGTAATTACTTCTGTGTTGGTATAGAAAATTATGTTACAAAACAAAAAACGTTTTATGAGATTAGCGAACAACAAAATGATATTCATAAAATTTATAACTATTTTAAAACCTTTAATGGATTCCTCATAAGTTTTAATGGTATTCATTATGATAATATGGTTATTAAATATATATTACAAAATTATGATAGTTTAAAATATGGTTCACATAAAAGTGTATGTGAAACATTGAAAAACTTATCTGATAGTATTATTAATGATCATTATGATGATTTAATTAAACGTTTAAAATATGGTAAAGTTACTTGGACAGATATAGATTTATTTTTATATTGGTCTAAAATGCTTAGAATGTCTAAGAAAATTAGTTTAAAATCTTTAGGAATACAACTTGGTTATGATGTAGTGCAAGAACTACCTTATAAACCTGATTCTATATTAACTTTAGAAGATTTACCTAAATTGAGAGAATACAATCAGTTACATGATTTAGGTATATTACGTCTTCTTACTGAAAAAATGGAAGATGAAATTAAGTTACGAGGAAATATTTCTAAAGATTATAAACTAAATTGTTGGTCATGGGATGCTCCAAAAATTGCTTCTGAGGCGTTATTACAAGATTATTGTAAAATTACAGGTAATGAGCTTAAAAGTATTAGGGATCAAAGATTTGAGAAACCTACATTACATTTAAATGAATGTTTACATGGTTTTGAACCAGGATTTAAATTACCAATATTTCAAAATCTTTGGACAGAAATATTAAATTCTCAAAATAGTTTTAGTAAAGAACTTGTTGTAAATGTAAATAATACTTCTATAAAATTAACTTATGGTATTGGTGGATTACATAGTGTTAATGAAAATGAAACATATATAACTGATAGTGATTATCAAGTAGTTACGAGTGATGTTGCGTTAAAGTGGCGTAATTAAAATTCCTTAAATTGACGGGAATAACCTTAGAGCTTTATCTACTAAACACAAATAGTAATATATTGTGTGGTGAGAATAATTACCTCAGTATAGTAAAAAAGATAAAGATTGGTCAATCCGCATCCAAGCGTCCTTATAGGATGAAGGTTCAGAGACTAAACAGGGAACTTTTAAAAATATCTTAAAAAGATATAAAAATTATCCTAATTAATTTGGATATTAACTAATTATTTCATATATTTGTAAAAATATATAAATAATTATGAAAACAAACAAATTACATGAAGGGTTATGTGGTATTTATTGTATTAGAAATATGATAAATGATAAAAAATATATAGGAAAGTCTATAAATATTAGACAAAGAATATATAATCATATAGGAGGATTAAATTCAAAAGATAAAAAACGTGAAAATCAACATTTTATTAATAGTTGGTGGAAACATGGTAAAGAAAATTTTGAATATTTTATTTTAGAAATTATTGATATAAATATAGAAAATTTTGAAAATATTATGAAAGAAAAAGAATTATTTTGGATGAATTATTATAATACTACAAATCGTAGTTATGGATATAATTTAAGACAAGATTCTTCTACAAATTTAATAATATTAGATGAAACTAGAAAAAAATTATCAGAATCAAGAAAAAAAAGAGATTTAAAATTTCCAAATTTAAATAAAGAAAATGGAATTAAAACATCTAATTTTTGGAAAAATAATCCTGAAATAAAAAATCAAATGAGACAGAAAGTTTCAGATAATCATACAAAATATTTAATTTATCAATATTCTAAAGATGGTAAAACATTAATTAAAATTTGGAATAAAGTTAAAGATATTATTGTTGAAAATCCTTCTTATAAAATACATAACATATATTCAGTATGTAGTGGTGCAAAACCTACAATATATGGATATAAATGGATAAAAGTTTTAAAAGATAATATAGTCCAGCCAGATGGAAACATACTGGATTAAGGGTATATGCACTATACCCAAATTTAATTATTAATTATAATTGTATTAGATTTCCAGAAGTATTACAACGTTATTTAGAAGTTAAAGATGAGCGTATTATTGCTAAAAAAGCTAAAGATAAAGCTAAAGATTCATTCTTGAAACTTATTTTAAATAGTACATCAGGTTTATTAGATAATCAACATAGTTGGTTATATTATCCAGAAGGTGCTATGAGATTAAGACTTATTGGACAATTAATACTTACTAAATGTATTGAACAATGTATTATTAATAAATGGCAAGTTGTTTCAGCAAATACAGACGGTATCGAAGTAATTGTTCCAAGACATATGCTTAAACAATATCAAGAAATATTAGATATGGTGTGTAATAAATTTAAATTAGATTTAGAACATGAATATTATAATAAAATTGTTTATAAAAATGTTAATAATTATGTAGCTATTACAAAAGATAGTAAATATAAACAAAAAGGTTTATTTGTACCAAATCCAGTATTAGGTAATTCAGTTGACGAATTAGTTATTGCTAAAGCTTTAGAAGCTTATTATACTAAAGATATTTCACCTAAAGAATTTATAACTAATCCTGATAAATATGGATTACATATTTATGATTATTGTAAATCTAACAAAATAGGTAAAGACTTTGTAGTATATTGGAATGGTGAAATTCAACAACAATTAAACAGATATTATTTTAGTAAAAAAGGTGCTTATTTATTTAAACAAAAATATGGACAAGGTACTTTACAACATGTAAATGTTGGACAACCTGTAATTATTTATAATGTTCATAAAGAAACATCTTGGCAAGATTATAATGTTGATTATAATTATTATATTGCTTCCACACAAAAAATAATTGATCAGATTGCAAATTTTAATCAACTAACATTATGGTAAGTAAAAATTCTTCAATTGCATTAGCTATTGATTTAGTAAGTCATGAATACAAGACTAATAATCCTTTAATTATTTATGAAAAAGTTAAAAAAGATTTAGGTGTTGATATTACACTTACTCAAATTACAGATTATTTAGAACTATCATCTGAAGATTATCAAAAAGAATCTGATTTTGTTAGTTATTATTCTTTAAGTAACAATTAAACAAATGAAAAAAATAAAACAATTTTTAGAATGGAACAACGATAAACTATTTTGTTTTAAAGATATTGATCAAAATATTTCTAAACAACTTAAAATAAATAATTTTACAGGAATACCTTTTTTAATTTTTTATACATTATTTTTAATGCTTGTAAATATATTTTTAATACTATTAATAATACCTTTAATTATTTCATCATTATTAGATATTATTTATTATTTTGTAAAAATATATGATAAATATCAATTAAAAATATTAGTTAAAAAACAAGAATTAATTAGATTTAATAAAATTAAAAACATTATTGAATCTAAAAATGAAGAATATGATAAATTAGAAGGTATGTTGCAAATTGTAAAACGCATGCCTAACAATATTAAAAAAATAGTTCATCGTGATGATTCTGAAGAATTTAACATTAAAGATAAAATTTTAAAAGTATTTATTAATTATTTAATGAATATTAATTGTTATACAATTATTAAAGGTGATCCTATTGATATAAAACAATGTCATAATCATGCAAGAAGAAGTATTTTAGATGTTTGGTCTATTATTAAAAATTATTATCCTGAATCAAATTTTGATGAATTTTTAAAAGCAATTATTGAATTAATTAATGAAAAAAAATTATATACTTCTAAATGTAATGATATTGGTCAATATGTATTATATACTTCAAAAATGTCAACATTTAATGGTTTTGAAAAACCTTTAGAAATTTATGGTAATGAAAACAATATTAGTTTTGAAAATTTAATAACTTATTATAAATATAAAAAATGAGTAAATTAGTAGAATGTCCACAATGTTTAGGTGCTAAAGAAATTATGACACCTAAAGATACTAAAGGTTTTGAATATAAAAAATGTTCATTATGTAATGGTCATGGTAAAGTTGAACAAGTTTTAGCTGATGATTATATATTTGCATTAAATGAAGATAATTTTGAATCTAACGATGATTGGTAATGAAAAACATACACGTATTACCAACAGATAAAACGAGTAGGTTAGTTTTAGATGTAAACAATAATTTAGCATTAGCCTTTAATAAATCTATTGAAGAAAATGCGCTGTATAAAAGAACCATCTACATCACTTCTGATGAAGAAATTAAAGTAAGTGATTATGTTTATGATTCGGATATAAATATTGTATTACAAATAAACAATTCAGAAGCTTTAAAAAGATATGTTGAAAATGGAAGAGTATTCTGGTATAAAATTATTCTAACAACAGACCAAGACTTAATCAAAGATGGTGTACAAGAAATTGATGATGAGTTCTTAGAATGGTTTTGTTCTAAAAATGGTAATGTTGATTATGTTGAGGTTATTAATGAACCTTATGAAGCTGGTAATATTTATCAAAATAATTGGTTTGATTATTACAAAATCACAATCCCTAAAGAAGAACCTAAACAAGATTTATTAATTTCTATTGCACCTACAAAAATTCCGTCCTCTATAATTTCTGGTAATGTTACACAAGGTGTAGAACCAGTTAGAAGTAATTCTTATATAGTGAGAACAAAACCTAAACAAGAAACACTTGAAGAAGCGGCTGAAAGATTTGTAAATAATAGATTTAGCAAACAAATTAGTGGAGATAAAACATACCCAGACATTTATGCAAGTAAAGAAGCAATTGTTGAAAGTCATATTTTATTTGCTAAATGGCAAACTGAAAGAAGTTGTAGTGAAGAAGAAGTTCAAAAACTTATAAAAATTATAGAATGGTATGATGAGGAATCAGATGTTAGACCAGATTATTTTAAAGAAGAAGATGGATTAACACTATTTGAATGGTTTGAACAATTTAAAAAGAAATAATTATGGGTACTTTAGGTAAAGACTTTATTTTCATAATAATATCTTTTATTTTGTTCATTTTATTTCTTAAATATTGCAACTATAAAAATAAACAGTGGAATAAAAATTGGAAAAAAAGATTCAAACAATTTAAAAAGAAATAAGATGAATAAAAAATTAATAGCCGTTTATGGAACTTTAAGAAAAGGTTTTAGAAATCATGGAATAATTAAAAATGCAGAGTATTTAGGAACATTTAATAGTGAACCTATTTATAATTTACATGATTTAGGTGGATTTCCAGGACTTAAACACGGTGGAACAACTTCTGTAGTTATGGAAGTTTATGCTGTAACAGATGAAGAAGCTTATCATGTAGATTGTCTTGAAGGATATAGTCCTGGTGGTAATAATACTTTTTATGATAAAGAAATTATTTCAACACCATTTGGTGATGCAGGAGTTTATATTTATGTAAGAAGTTTGAATGATGTACCATTAGTAGAATCAGGTGATTATTATTTAGCTAAAAAAGGTAAAGTTTCTGAAGAACATTTAGATTTAACAACAATTTAATATGGAAAAAATATTTTTAGAATTTTTAAATATCTATTTTTGGGTATTTATATGTTTATTATGTTTTGAAATTTTAGCAAAAGCTATAAATCAAACTTTTAGACTTGAACATGAATTTGAACCTGAAAATAGTAATTTTTTAATTAAGATTATTACATTGACATTGTTTATTATGTCAATAACATTAACATAAAATAATTAATGAAAGATAAAGCATTTATATTAGATTTTAATTTACTTGCTGAACACAATCTTTCTATTGAAGAATTTTTGGTATTAATACATTTAAATGATGAGTTATATAACAATTCTACAAATGTATTGAAACCATTAGAAGAAAAACAATTTGTAAAAATAATAAGCGATGAAAAAGTCATACTAAGAGAAAAAGGAAAGCTTCTATTAGAATTAATTTCAATAGAAAAGATAAGTTCTTCAAATAAAAAAAGAATTGTTAAATCAGATAGATTAGTTAATGTAGAATTAAATAGTTTTATTAATGATTTTAGAAATAAATTTAAAGGTTTAAAACCTGGTAGTATGGGTTCAGAAAGTGCATGTAAACTTAAAATGTTTAGATGGATGAAAGAGAATCCTCAATATACACCAGAACAAATTTTAAATGCTACAGAAATTTATATTAAATCATTAAACAACTATCAATATTTACAACAAGCTGACTATTTTATTTATAAAAAAGAAGGTAAAGATGAACAATCAAAATTAAGTGCATTTATTGATGAAATATCTGTAGATGATGATTGGACAACAACTTTAAAATAATTTAATGATAAAAGAAAAATTATTTGATAGAGTTTATCAAAATATTGTTGATAGACGAGAAAGAATTCAAAGTGGTAAAATCAATTGTATTCCTTTAGGTTTACCACGTTTTGAAGAAGAATTTCCTGGTATTGAAAAAGGGAAATATGTAATGATTACAGCTAATAGTAAAGTGGGTATGTTTTGCTCAGCTAGATAGTAATATTTAGATGTAAAAATAATAATGTAAAAAAATGACAAAAGTTCAAAAAATAATTTATGTTAAAGAATCAGATGTTCCTTTAACAACAACTCGTACTCAATTATTGAGATACTTTTTAAGAGGTAAATCTATACCTACATATGATGATCCAGAATGCACTAAATTACAGTGTGATGGTAAAGGTGAAGATAGTAAAATTAATGCTTTTAGAAGTATTACAGATCTTCATATGATTGTGTTGAGTAGATTTCCAAAAACATCTTTAGAAGCAGTAGTTAAAATTCTTTATGATTTTATTAATAAAGATAAGACTGTTGTTATTGTGTGGTGTAAAATGATTAATAAAGTTGTTGTAAAATATTACAATAATTCTAATGGTTCATACATTACAAAATATTCAAGAGAAAACTATTTGAATACAAAAGGTGTTGATGGTTATAGTCTTAAAGATTACGATCAAATACGTAAAAAATTCGACAAGTAAAATTATTATTAAACTGGATGAAAACGGTGAAACTCATTGAAAGATGACAATACCGTGCCAAGCTTCAGGGAAGACTGATGAAGGTGTAGAGACTAAGGACATTACGATGAGCCTATAGCGTCCAGCAACCCAGGTGGTTGAAGAGATAGTCCAAACTATAAATATAAATATTAAAATTAAAAACTATTACAAATGATAAAATTAAAATGTACAAATCCAAAAACTTATAAATTAACGTTAAACGGAGAATATGAAATTCTTGACCAATCTGAAGAGATGGTTACAATTGTTAATGATAGTGGTAAGAAAGTAAATTATGCAAAATCATTATTTACTGCAGTTGCTGCAACACCTCCTCCACCACCTCCACCTCCTGCAAGAACAGAACAAGACTGTCTTAACAGTATTGGAATTAATGGAGGCAATATTATGTTTATTGATTTAGAAGGAGATCAAGTAACTATTGATATGACAATGTATCTTCGTTCAAATAATGAATTTTCATGTGGTGTAGTTCGTTTAGAAGGATTAAATTCATTAATAGATAGAATTGAAGAAACTATAGATACATCAGAAGATGATTTAATTTTATTAAAACAAGAGATTTTCAAAAAAGCTATTATTTGGAATAGTCGTCGTAGTCCATATCGTTTTGCTTTATTAAGTACAAACCATATTAATAATTATGAAGATTATTATGAAACATTAGATAGTTTATCACATTGTGCTACACAATGGGCTATAAATCCTAATAGTGGAAATGATATTAAAATTTGGACGTTATTAATCGAATAATAAAATTTTAATTATAAATTATAGAAATGAAGTTATATTTAAAAAGTCAACATAGAAAAAAACCTAGAGAACCAATTTTAAATTTTTTAAAAAGATATTTTAAGAATTTAACATTATCAACATTTTTAGATGAACAATGTGATAATTTACAATGTTCAACTGGTAAAAATAGAAGTATTGATGAAATGTTAATAATTGTTAAAACTGAATATCCTAAAAGTAAAAATAGTGATATTTATAAAGCTTTTAGAAAATTATTATTAGAACACGAAGTAAAAGATGGAACTTCTAAATTATCGTTACTTTATTGTAAAGATATTGATAAATGGGTATTTATGAAATACATACACAATTGTAATACTCGTTTTATACTTAATTATTCTAATAGTGTTGAAAAAAAAGATTTAAATGGTAATGGTAAAGAAACCTATAATAGTTTTATGACTAAATTAGGTTTTACTACGGAAGAACTTCATAAAGAAAACACAAATAGCTGATCATTTATTTTTATATAATCCTCTAAAACAATTATTAGATGATAATTTAAAGATAAAATTAAAGATATTTTATTTTAGTCTTGAAATGACTAAGGAACAAAAAATGTTATCTGCATTTGCGAATATACTTTACATTAAAGAAGGAATTAGAATTAGTCCTTCTGATTTAAAAAGTACTAAAAAAGATAAACCTGTTCCTGAATACGTTTTAGAATTATTAGAAAAATATAAAGATTATTTTAATAAGATAGAAGAAATTGTAGAGTTTGTAGATGATATTCGTCATCCTACAGGTATTTATAATATGGTAAGAAAATATGCTTTAGCTAATGGTAAAGTACATTATCGTGAAGTTAATACAGGTAATGAAATTATTCAAGTAGAGGATTATTATGAACCAAATGACCCTGAAGAATATGTAATTATTATGATTGATCATATTGGTTTAATATCTGCAGAAAAAAGAAATGGTGTTCAATTATCATTACATGAAAGTATTACAGTATTATCTTCTGATTATCTTATTAAATTAAGAAATAGATTTGGATATATTCCAGTAGTTATTCAACAACAAGCACAAGCTCAAGAAAGTATTGAAAATAAAAAAGCAAATCGTTTAAAACCTACATTAGATGGTCTTGGTGACAATAAACTTACTCAGCGTGATGCTGACATTATATTAGGTTTATTTAGTCCTTATAGACACGAAATACCAGAGTATCAAGGTTATGATGTTAAGCTTTTTAAAGACAATATTAGATTTTTAGAAATCATAGGAGGACGTGATGGTGGTGGTGGTACAATATGTCCATTATATTTTGATGGTGCAGTAAATTATTTTAAAGAATTACCGTTACCACAAGAACATTCAAAAATGTCACAAGTACACAAGTTAATACAACATATTAGAACAAATCAAACAAGTATTTTATAAAATAAATATTAACGTTTAAATATGGTTGAAGATGGTTGGAGAAGACATAGATGTTTGAATTACCAAAAGAAAAAACTAAAGCTGAAAGAGTGAATCCTAAAAAAATTATTTTATTTTCTAATCCTAAAGCAGGAAAAACACAAGCTGTTGCCGCTTTAGCAAATAATTTAATATTAGATTTAGAAGATGGTTCTCAATTCGTAGAAGCTTTAAAAATTAATGTTCTTAAATTAGCAAAAGAACAAAATAAAACTCCTTTAACAACGTTGAAAGAAATTATTAATAAAATTTCTGAAGCAAATAAAGAAAAAGGAGATTTTGTTTATAAATATATTACTATTGATACAGTTTCAGCTCTTGAAGATATTTCTTTAGAACTTGCAAATAAATTGTATAAAAATACACCAATGGGTCGTAATTGGATCGGTGAAGATGTAACTAAACTTCCAAATGGTGCAGGTTATATGTATCTTCGTGAAGCTATGGATGTTATTTTAAACGAAATAGAACAGTTATGTGATACATTAATTATATTAGGACACCTTAAAGGTAAATTTATTGAAAAAGAAGGTAAAGAAATGGAAGCAAGAGGTTTAGCATTAACAGGTAAGATTGCATCTATTTTATGTAGTCAAGTTGATGCTATAGGATACGTTTATCGTGACGAAAATAAAACGTTAGTAAACTTTGCTCCTTCTGAATCATTAGTAGTAGGTTCAAGACCTGATCATTTGAAAAATAAAACTATCACTCTCATTGAATCTGATGATAATGGTAATTTAACAATTGATTGGTCAAAAATATTTATAGAATAATTGTTACTTAGTCGTAACGATCAGTTTTGTTAATTTCTGTAAAAAATTAACATTATTATAAGCCTTAAAATTAATTAATTATATATAAAAAAGAAGAATATGTTCAATTTAAATGATGCAAGTTTTGGTGGTGGTGCTACAGTATTTAATAACGGTAACACAGGGAAAGTTGAAAATGTTAAAATGTCGGTTTTAAAGAAATCGTCTACAGATAATGATAATGCTCCAGATTATAAATTAATCTTTACAGATACAACTGGAGCACAGTTAAACACTGGTTTTTATTATCATAAAGATAATGAAATGGCTGATGATAAAAGAAATCGTGACATGGAAACTTGGTTAGTAAGTAGAGTTTTATCTGCTGCTAAATCAGTAGTTCCATCTGATTTCCAATTTCCAGAAGTTACAACATCAAAAGAAGCGTTAGATTCATTATTTAAAATCGTTAAAGAAAATGCAGATGGTAAATTTGTAAATGTATATGTTACATATGGTACAACATCAAAACCATCTCAATATTTAGGTACAAGATACTTTAACTTTGTTGAAGCTGCAGATACACCTGCTAATATGACAAGATTAAAACCATCTAATACTGATTTAATGGAAAAAATGGTAGCTGATGCTCCAAAAACAGGTTCTAATGATGCTTCAAAAGCTTCAGTAGAATGGTAATAAATATAAGAGGGTAGAAATACCCTCTTTTTATATAGTCAGATGGTGTAATTGGTAACATGAGGTTCGAGTCCTCAATCTTTTCAAAGAAAAGATAAATTGGTAAGATACAGGTTCAAATCCTGTTCTGACTACAATATTAACTAAAAATTAAATAAATGAAAAAATGACTATTAATTTAAACAAACAAATGTTAACTAAAGAAGCTTTGATGAAATATATTACAGACTACGATGTTTATAGTCGTTATATATTAAATCAAGAAATTATTGTAGGTAAAAATATTCATTCTCCTTTTAGAAATGAACACAATCCTTCATTTGGATTCTTTTTAGGAGAAAGTAGTGAAATATGTTTTCATGATTTTACATTGAGAATAAAAGGTGATTGTATAAAATTTGTAATGATACTATTTAGTTTATCTTATTATGAAGCGTTAAGTAAAATTGCAATAGATTTTGATATGGAAAATGATTTTCATGTTAAAAATTTAAATATTGACAAAAATACAGGTCATAGAACAGGTTCAAGAGAACAAGCATTATCTCAAACAATGTATAAATTTACATTGGGTAAAATTAAGCGTGAATGGCAAATTCAAGACATGCAATTTTGGCAAAAATATGGTATTTCTCTAAAAACATTAGTGAAATATAATGTTGAACCTATATCACATATTGTTGTTAATGAAAGACCTATTATATGTGATAAAAACGCTTATGCTTTTATTGAAAGAAAAGATGGTAAAGAAACATATAAGATTTATCAACCTTATAGTGAAAATTACAAATGGTTAAATAGTCATAATGACTCTGTTTGGCAAGGATGGGAACAGTTACCAGTATCTGATCACGGTGGTACTTTAATTATTACAAAATCTTTAAAAGATGTAATGGCAATTGTTGAACATACAGGTTATAATGCTGTATCTTTACAATGTGAAAATGTATTACCTAAAGATAGTGTAATTGAAGAATTAAAAGAAAGATTTGGATTAATTATAATTCTTTATGATAATGATTATGATAAAGAAGAAAATTGGGGTCAAATATTTGCAAAACAGCTTGAAGAAAAAACAGGTTTTATAAGTAGAAAAATAAATGATGAACATAATTCTAAAGATTTTTCTGATTTAATAAAAAATGTAGGTATTAAAAAAGCTGTAGAAATTTTTGAAAGAGAAATAATGATGCCTTTTTAAGATGAGTAATAGACAATTTAAACGTGAGTTAAAAAAACAAAAACAACGTGAAAAAGATTTAAAAAATCAAAATAAAAAAATTAAAAAAATGACAACTCATAAAATGATTGATGATGAAACAGTAGTCGTTGCTGTTTATGGTTATTTGAGAAAAGAATGTGAAAACTTTTTTCATATTAAAGAAAGTGCTAAATTATTAGGTTCTTATTATACATTACCTGAATTTACTCTTTATAGTGTTAACGGTTCTCCAGGATTGTTAAAAGAAGGTTCTACTTCTGTATTATTAGAAGTATATGAAATTTCTAAAGCTGATTGGTATAGTTTAGAATGGTCTAATAATTTAGAAGGTAATTTAGAAAATATTATGACTAAAAAATCATTATATATAGATAAATTAATTCAAACTCCTTTTGGAGAAGCAGTTGTTTTCTTTATAGATCCTTCACAAGTGAACTTAAATAGTGCTCACAAAATACCAAACGGAGATTGGGTAGATTATTTAGGAACTAAGGTTTTTACTAAAACTTTGTTTTCAATGTTAGAAGATTAATAAAATTAATAAAAATTAAATAAAAATGAAAAAAATTGGAATTGTAGGTTGGAATACAGGTGATAATAGCTTTGGAGTTACTAAAGCATATGCAGAATGGTTATCACAATTTGGAACAATACATATTGTTGCTCCACAAAAAGGAATTGTTGAAGGATTAGATTTATTAATATTACCAGGTGGTTTAGATTTAGCACCTCAAAATTCAGATATGTTACCTAGTTTTTATACTACAAATACAGATGTAATGAAACAATATTTCTTTGATATTAATTTAGAACAATATATTGCTGCAGGAACACCTATTTTTGGAATATGTTTAGGTTTTCAACAATTATGTGTAAAATTTGGAGGTACTTTAGTTCAAAATTATCCTTTTGAATATTCTTCTAAATCAAGAAGTGAAAAAGTAGATGAATTAAAATTTACAGAAAATTTATTTACAATGATTGACAAAACGTCACTTCCTAAAAAATATGAAGTTAATTCATTACATCACCAAGGTTGTTTTGATTTACCTGAAAATATGATTTTAGCAACTGAAAAATTTGCTAGTAATATTGAACTTGCTAAATTTACTAATAATATTTATGGTGTTCAATATCATCCTGAAGAAATAAATGATCCTATTTCAAACTTTATTATTCATAAACTTTTAAATAACTAATTATGACTGTTGTAACTAAAAAGAAAACATTAACAATGTTTCGTCCAATGATATTATCAAGACATCCAAGTCATGATATATTGAGATTAAAACATAAAAAAATTCAACCATTAAAGTATCGTTCTGTTGTAAGATTTGGCTCATCTACAGAAGTACCTGATACAGTAGCTAAAGGAGGTAATCGTATTGAAATAAATACGGTTGCTTCTATTAAAATTTCAGCTAATAAACTTTTAATGAAACAAAAGTTTACAGAAGTAGGTGTTAAAACAGCAGAATGGTATAAATATATTTTTGCAAATGGACAACATAGATTTCAAAATCAAATTGCTGAACAAGAAATTGTACACACTATTGAAAATTTACCTTATCCTATTGTTGCTAAAAAACATTATGGTTCTAAAGGCGATGGTAATACGCTTATTAAATCTTTAGAAGAATTTCAAACATGGATGCAAGGTAAAACATTATCTAATTATATTTTTGAAAAATTTTATAATTATGGTCATGAATTTAGATTACATATTACAGAAGATGGTTGTTTTTATACATGTAGAAAAGCTTTGAAAAAAGATATTCCTGATGAAGAAAAATGGCATTTTCACGATAGTACTTGTGTGTGGTTTTTAGAAACAAATGAAAGTTTCTTTAGACCTAATTCATGGAATGATATTGTAAATGATTGTGTTAAAGCTTTAAAAGCTATTGGAGCAGATATTTTATCATTTGATGTTAAAGTACAATCTCCTAAAGATAGAGATGGTAATTTAAGACCTTATCAGGAATATATTCTATTAGAATGTAATTCAGCATCATCAATGGGTGATTACAATGGTACACCATCTGTGTGTGCTCAAAAATATATTGAAGAAATACCTAAAATAATTTTAAGAAAAGCAACAAAGTAATGACTAGTCCAGCACCAATAAGAATTAGTTCTTTAACAGGATTACCTGTTAGAAAATATGTTAAAAAACAAAAACCTGTAGTAGTTGTACCACAACCAGTTAATCAATATGATAACTTTTTTCAAGTTAGTGAAATGAAAAGAGAAAATCCAATGAAAATAACTGAAATATTTACAAGTATGAAACAGGAGTTTAATTCTTTGTACATAATGAGATATCCTACAGGAAATTGTCAAATGTGTAGTATTGCTTATTTTAAATATTTAATTACGAAATCTACAAATTTGACTAAACAATTAAAAGAAATTGGTAGTAAAATTAAACCATTAATATTAGTTGATTTTAAACAAGATTTAAAAGAACAACTATATTCTAAAATTAGTAAACATGCAATTATTTCTGAAAGTGATTATATTTCTTCAAGTAATTCAAAAATGTGTACAATGATTATTAATACTAAAAAATTATAAAAATGCAAGAAGAAAATAAAGTAAATATATTTTTTCCTAATAATGATGGAGAATCATTTAGAACTTTTTTAAAAGGTTTGTTTCCTAATAAAGAAATAAATATTGTTGAAAATTATAAAGATATTCGTTTAAATTTAGTTGTTTTTACAGGTGGTGAAGATGTAAATCCTTCTTATTACAATGAAAAATTAGGTAAATATACGCATATAAATAAAGATAGAGATACAAAAGAATATGATTTATTTCACAATATATATTATAATACTCCTAAATTAGGAATTTGTAGAGGTGCACAATTTTTAACTGTTGCTGCAGGTGGTAAATTAATTCAACACGTAGAAGGTCATAGAGGAACTTTAGATTCAATTTCTCTTAATGATGGAACTATTATTGAAATTCCTTCAGATCATCATCAAATGATGTATCCTTATAATTTATCTGAAGAACGTTATGAAATTATAGGTCATTCAACATACTTTAAAAGTAGTGTTTATTTAAATGGTGATAATGAAAATATTGTATTACCTGATAATTTTTTAGAACCTGAAATAGTTTACTATAAAGATTATAAATCATTAGCTATTCAGTCTCATCCAGAATGGATTACAAGTTTAGACAATAAAAGTTTAAAAATTATTTATAATCTTATAAATAAAACAATATTATAAAATAACTAAAAATAATTAAAAATGAAATACGATATTAAATTAGGAAGTGATCCTGAAATTTTTGTTGAAAACGATAAAGAAATTGTGTCTGCTGAAGGTTTAATCCCTGGTACAAAATATGAACCTCATCCTATTAGTGATAAAGGTCATTGTATTCAGTTAGACAACATTGCAATGGAATTTAATATTCCTGCATGTTCAAGTAAAGAAGAATATGTTGAAAATATTAATTATGTAAAAGATCATTTAGCAATTATTGCAGAAGCTAATGGATTACGTTTATCAACTAAAGCATCTGCAGAAATAAATCCTATTTATTTACAAACTGAACAAGCTTGTACATTTGGATGTGAACCAGATTTTAATGCTTATTTAGAAGATGTAAATCCTTCTCCAGATAGTCAAACAAATTTACGTTGTGTTGGTGGACACGTTCATATTGGATATCCTAATCCTAATGATGAACATTCATTACAAATTGTAAAAATGTTTGACATGTTAGTTACATTACCTGCATTATTAATTGATAAAGATGAAAGAAGACGTGAACTTTATGGTAAAGCAGGTTCTTTTAGATTTAAAGATTTTGGTGTAGAATGTAGACAATTATCTAATTTTTGGATTCATTCAAATGAATTAATTGAATGGGTATTTGAACAAACTATTAAAGCTGTAACAATGGTTTTAGATGGTGAAGCTGAAGAATTAATTAAATTATATTCTGAAGATGTTGTAAATGCTATCAATAATAATGATAAAGATTTTACAAAAGTTACAATTGAAAAAATTAATACAAAATTAAACAAATTAAAAACAGTATAACAAATGTGTGGAATATTTGCCTGGGTTGGAAAAGACCCTAAAAAATTTAATAAAGATAAATTTGATAAATTAGGATTATATAATATTGACAGAGGTAAAGATTCTTGTGGAGTAGCTTTTGATGGAGAAATTTATTATGGATTAAATGCAGATAAACTGTATTCAAAATTTATTGTAGATAGAGAAATTAATCCTGTACAATATCCTGTAGTAATTGGTCATACTCGTAGTGCAAGTGTTGGAAATATTGTAAATTCTGTAAACGCTCATCCTTTTGGTTTTGGTACAAATGACAATAATACAGGTTATGAATTTATTGGTTGTCACAATGGAACATTATATAATCATAAAGAACTTGGACCAATGTTTAATGTTAAAACATCTCAAGAAGTTGAAAATGTTTCTACAGTTGCGCCTTACAATAAATATTACAGTACAAGACAAAAAATTGATTCTGAAATTTTATTAGAAATTATTTATAAAAATAAAAACTTTAAAGTTTTAAGTAAGTATAATGGTGCTGCAGCATTAGTGTTTACAAATACTAACGAACCAAATGTTGTTTATGTGTGGAAAGGTGCTTCAAAACTATACGATTTAAAAAATTATGATGTTGAAGAAGAACGTCCTTTATTTTATTATAAAGAAACTAAAAATAGTTTATATATTTCATCTATACAAGAATCATTAGAAGCAATTGGTGGTAAAGTAAATAAAAATTTATTTACATTTAAATCAAACAATGTTTATAAAATTACTGATGGTGATGTAGAACATGCAGAATTAACACCTATTACAAGAGTTAATTCTACACAAAAAGATTCTTCTTACAGTAATACTGGTAATTATTATAAAAATCATACAAATGCTTATTCTACATATGATGATTATTCTGAATATGATTATCTTTCAAATAAACAAAAAGAAGTAATTGTATTACCTGCCGTTAAAGAAGTATTAAATAATACTAATTGTAAAATAGTTCCTCCTAATATTTATAATGAAAAATTAACAAAAGCTCAAAATGAATATCAAGGAAGAATTTATTTTAATAAGTTTAGATTTTGGCAAAACGGTCATTTAGTTACAGGTATTTATACGTGGATTAGACATTATGGTTTTTACAAAATAGGTGAAGAATCTATTTCTGAAGCTGAAAAAAATTTATATTCTAAAGTAGGTTTACCTTTTATTAAAAATGATTTTGTTAAAGATCCTGATAGTAGTATTTTACAACATGAAGAAGCTTTGAAGTTTATTCCTTTTCAAACATATAAAAGTATTGAAAATAATATTCATTATTTTATTGATGGTGTAAAAGTTCAAACACCTTTAGATTATTCTACAACTTATCAAAGATATTTGACTAGTCATATAAAAACAGGTAAAAGAATAGATCATGTACTTTTATCAGACTGTGCTTGTCATCCTATTATTGATATGTCTATTGATGGTAAAGATTGTAAACATCAAGGTATTTTATTTAAAAGTAAAATATTAAAAGAAAATTATACTTTTTTCACATTAGGTGCTGAAAAGTCATATACAATTGAAGATGGAAATCTAATTTCTTATAGAATAAATGATAGTTTAAAAGAAGCAATGTTTGGTACACCTTTATTTAAAAATATGGAAACAATTGATGATTTAAAAAAACATATTGTAAGCTGTATTAATATTGATAATTCTTTAAAAGAAGATGATATTGATTATTCTAAACATGTTGAAGAAGATGATCTTATTTCAGACGAAGAAACAGTCTTAGAAATAATTGATGAAAATGTAGATGAAGTTTTTGTTACATTAGAAACATTAATTGAAGATTGTGAAAGACTTAATTTTACAGGAAATGATAAAATTAATAAAAAATTAGAAAAATTAAAAACAGTTAAAGATTATTTAATAACTATAAGCTCAGAAGAAGATGTCTAGTAGAAAAACTAAAGAAAAATTTGTAGTTACAATTAAAGGTGAAGAACTACCTATTTCCAAATGTAGAAAATATGAATCAGGTTTTTACAAAATTGGAGATATAAATGTTGAAAGTTCAGGAGATTGTTATTTAATGGAAAATGGAAGTTATTATAGATCTGAAACTGGTCAAATTGTGTACGATCATTTTAATAAAAAATATGTTCAAAACAATGCAGTAAGTGGTTTATTATACGGTTTTATAAATGATAAATTAGAATTAGGATATTTTCAAAAAAATATAAATTGTGTAAAAGTTCATTCTTACGAGGGTGTAAACAATGCTATAAATTCTGAAATATTTTTAAAAAATTATCAATTTCGTGAAAAAATAAGTGATGGTGCATATTATCATATTTCTTTAATGAAAGCTTTAGATTTTAATAAAAAAATAAAACCTTCACAAGAATATAAATATTCATTACCTTATGATTCTAAAGATATAATTAAAAATTATACTGAAAATTATGATAATTTTTATAAACCAAGTATAGAATTAAATAATGAAAAAGATATTTTAAAAATTATAAAAAACTTATCTTTTGGTTTAGAATTTGAATCAGTACGTGGACAAATACCTAAGAACATTTGTAATAGATTGGGATTAATTCCTTTAAGAGATGGTAGTATTGAAGGATTAGAATACGTAACAATACCTTTACAAGGAAGTAAAGGTGTTTGTACTATTTATGATGTAGTAAAAGAATTAAAATATAGAACTGATTATAATCATACATGTTCATTTCATTTACATTTAGGAAATGTACCAAGAACAGCTAGTTTTATTACTGCTTTTACTAAATTAACATTAGGTGTACAAGATGAGATTTTTAGTATGTTTAATTTATATAAAAAATATAATTTTAGATATAAAAATAAAAATTATTCTGCTCCTTTTAATACTTTTAAAATGTTAAGTAAGTTAGATAAAAGTATTAATTCTAAAAATTTAATTGAAAATTTTGATACTATTTTTACATATTTATCTGAAGGATACACTTTAGTAAGTTTTGGAGATAAAGGTGATTTATCACAAATACATCATCACCCTAAAGATCCTAACGGTAATCAAAAGTGGAATGTTAATACCCGTTATCATATTCATAACATGATACCTTTAATATTTGGTAATAAACAAACAATTGAATTTAGGATTCATACTCCTACTTATAATATTGATAAAATTATTGCATTTTTATTATTAAATTCAGTATTAATTAATTATACAATTAATAATGAAAAACAAATATTAGAAGGAACTAGAGATAATTTTAATATTAGTGACATACTATATGAATATGCTTCAAAAGAAAAAATATCTGGTACTTTTATAGATAAACTTATTAAATATTTTAATAATAGAAAAGTTAATGTTGAACAACATAATCAAGCTTCTAATATTTATTTTCAAGAAGAACAAATTCCTTGTAGTTTTAAATTTAATATTGAAAATATTTCCAAAAGTACATCATTTTTTGGTATTGATCCATCATCTCAATTTAATAAATTTACCATAACTGATTTTTCAAACGAAATTTTTCAATATAATACTAAGTCAAGATCAAAAATTATATCAGAAAAAAATGTTCTTGGTAATCGTGAAGGTGTTTATGAAAGTTATTATAAACAATTAAAAAAAGATGAAAGTGGACTCGGATTATCAGAAGCTGTTAAATTAGAACCTGTTGAACCATTAAACCAAAGTTATGTTATTGGTGCAGAAGATTTTTATGCAGAAGAGTATTTAGAACAAGATTATCTTGAAACAAGTGATGGAGAATTACCATGATAATAATTTAATATTTATACCATATAATACACCTTCATTAAAAAATAGTAAAGTTAAAACTAAAAGTGGAATATTCAGCTCTCCTACGGTAAATAAATATCTTAGGAAGTTGGGTATTCAATCTTTTAGTTCTTCTAAAAAAATAGTAAAAGGTTATGTTGATAAAACAAGACCTAATTTAATAGAAGCTGTACGTGAACAATTTTTAGAAATGAAGAAAGAAAAAGGAGATCCTATTTTTATAGGTTATCATCAAGTTCGTGAAACAAATAGATTATTTGACTTTAGTAATAGTATTGAAATTATTCAAGACTTATTTACAGCTCATGATTTTATAGAAGATGATAATGTAAAATATGTATTTCCTATACCTATGAGTATAGAAGGAGAATTACCAACAGAAAATAACATTAGAGATGTTAAATGGTACTCTGTGGATAAAGAAAATCCAGGAGTATATATAAAAATTTTTTAAAATGAATATAGATAAAATTAAAAATAAAGCAAAATTTGTATTAGATGATTCTGATTATATTAAATTTGTAAACTTTCTAAATGAAGGTGAACTAAATTATGCTCGTATAATGATAGATGAATTAGCTGATAATTCAGAATTACGTTTAAATTGTTGTGAAGATTCTGAATCTGAAGAAATTCTTAAAGAAATAGAATTATTTAGTCAAATTGAAAGTGAAATTTTTAATTTGTATGTAGAGGAAGATGAAAGAGAACAAATTAAACACGTTGTTAAGTGATGAAGAATTTATTGATTTAAGATTAAGTTATAGTAAAATATCAGACTTTGATCGTAACGGACCAATATCTTTAATTAGACAAAGTAATGTTGATAATGAAGGTGTAAAACATGGATCGTTAGTAGATACTTTATTAGTAGATGAGTTAACAGGACAAGATGATTTTAATAAAGATTATCTTGTCTTAAATATTGAAAAACCTACTGCTACGTTAGGTTTATTGTGTGATATAATTTTAGCAAATTATATGTCTGTACCAGACATTAAAGAAATTTTAAATATTATAGATAAAAATAACTTATGGTCTAAATATAGAGAAGATACAAAAATTGCTAATTTTGATATTCCACAATTTTGGAATTATTTGAATCTTAAATTTAAAGGTTTAAATAAAATTGTAGTAACACAAGATCAATATGATAGTGCTAAAAAAGCTGTAAACACATTAATGTATGATCAATTTAGTCAATATTTATTCAATAATGATTGTGAAAATCATTATCAAGTAGAATTCAGTCTAAAATATAAAGGTTTTACTTTTAAAGGATTTTTAGATAAAATGACAATTGATAGAGAAAACAAAGTTGTGTATTTTGAAGATATTAAAACAGGTGAATCTAAAAATGATAAATTTATGGAAAGTTTCATAAAATATCGTTATTATTTTCAAGGTTTAATATATCAAATGGCTTATGAAACATTATCTAAACAATATAATTTTGAAGGTTATACGTTAGCTAATTTTAAGTTCATATACGTAGGAAAAACAGAAAGTCATCCTTTAGTATATGAAATGACTGACAAATGGATCAACGCAGCTAAAAATGGTTTTAAAACGTCTTCAGGTTATATTTATAAAGGTCTTGATGAATTATTAGATGAAATTTATTTTCATTGGAAAAATAAAATGTATGACTTTAAAAAAGAAGTATATGAGAAAAATGGATGTTTAACATTAAATGATGATTTTATAGAAGTAAATGGTTAAATCAAATAAAAGTAGAACTTATTTATTACCATTAATTGCTCCAATAATAGGAATAGAAGAAAAATTTTATGACTTAATAGAAAACACTTTCATGTTCGATAGTAATAATGAATATAAAGATTGTTTTTTTATAGTGCAAAATTTTTCATTTAAAAATCCTGAATTTACCGCATATGAATATCGAATGACAAATAATGATTTATTTATTAAAACGATTGATATTCAAGATAAAGTAATTTATATTTACAAATTTCCTAAAGAATATACTCACGAGTATTATGAATTTATGGAAAGTAGATATTCAACTTTTTTAGAAGATGCTAAAAAACAGATTTTAAAGTTTTGGACAATAATTAAAGGTAAACAAATAAGTGGTGCGAGTTTTATTTTGAAAATCAAACAAATACTTTACAAAGATAAAAAATTAAGAGAAGAAATTGAAAAAAATTTAGGTGTAAAAATTGCAGATGAAGCGGAGTTAGGAAATTTTGTTGAAATTAATAGTGAAACAATAAATCTTAACGAATATAAATAAAATGGAGAGAGAAGTAGTTTATAACTACAAATGTAAAAGATTAAATTAATATATGCAATTAGATAAAAAAATTTTAAGTGACATTACAGTATATACTAAATATGCTAAATATAAGCCAGAATTACAAAGAAGAGAAACTTGGGAAGAATTAGTTAATAGAAATATGCAAATGCATATTCAAAAATATCCAAAATTAGAAAAAGACATTAAATATGTTTATGAAAATTTTGTATATACAAAAAAAGTATTACCTTCAATGCGTAGTTTACAATTTGGTGGTAGAGCAATTGAACTAAATAATGCAAGAATTTATAATTGTGCATTCTTACCTGTTGATGACATTCGTAGTTTTAGTGAAACAATGTTTCTTCTTTTAGGAGGTACAGGAGTAGGTTACTCTGTACAAAATCATCATATTGATAAATTACCAGAAATACGTAAACCTAATTACGATAGAAATAAAAGATATGTTGTTCAAGATTCCATTATTGGTTGGGCTGACGCAATTAAAACTTTATTTAAGTCTTATACAGGTAGTATTTCATCACATATTGAGTTTGATTTATCAGATATCAGACCAAAAGGAGCTTTATTAATTACCGCAGGAGGTAAAGCACCAGGACCAGAACCTTTAAGAATAGCATTAGTTAAAATTGAAGCAATACTTAGAGAAAAAGAAGATGGTTCAAAATTAACAGATATTGAATGTCACGATATTCAGTGTCATATTGCAGATGCTGTATTGGCAGGTGGTATTAGAAGAGCTGCAATGATCAGTTTATTTGATTTAGATAGTGATGCAATGTTAAATTGTAAAGCAGGTAATTGGTGGGAAAATAATCCTCAACGAGGACGTGCTAATAATTCTGTAACATTATTACGTCATAAAATTGATAAAAAAACTTTTGATAAAGTTTGGGAAAGAATTGAAGCTTCAGGTTCAGGAGAACCAGGTATTTATCTTACAAATGATAGAGATTGGGGAACAAATCCTTGTTGTGAAATTGCTTTAAGACCTTATCAGTTTTGTAATTTAGTTGAAGTAAATGCATCCAATATTGAATCTCAAGAAGATTTAAATACTCGTTCAAGAGCTGCGTCTTTTATTGCTACATTACAAGCTTCCTATACAGATTTTCATTATCTTAGAGATATTTGGAGAAAAAATACTGAAAAAGATGCATTATTAGGTGTATCTATGACGGGTATTGCTGCAGAATCAAATTTAAAACTTAATTTTGAGGAAGCATCTAATATAGTAAAAGAAGAAAATACTAAACTTGCAGAGTATTTAGGTATTAATATTGCTGCAAGAACTACTGCTGTTAAACCTGCAGGAACTACTTCATTAGTAGTAGGTTCATCATCAGGTATTCATGCTTGGCATAATGACTACTATTTACGTAGAATGCGTGTAGGTAAAAATGAAGCTATTTATTCTTATTTAGCTATTTATCATCCTGAATTAATTGAAGATGAATATTTTAGTCCTACAACAACTGCTGTAATTACAGTACCACAAAAAGCACCTGAAGGAGCTATTACACGTCATGAAACTACATTAGATTTACTTGAAAGAGTAAAACTTATTTCAAGAGATTGGGTTAAAACAGGACATATTAAAGGTCAAAATACTCATAACGTATCTTGTACTGTTTCAGTAAGAGATGATGAATGGAAAATTGTAGGTGAATGGATGTGGGCTAATAAAGAATATTATAATGGATTATCGGTATTACCTTACAATGGTGGTACTTATAAACAAATGCCTTTTTCTGATTGCACAAAAGAAGAATATGAAGAATTGGTAAAATCTTTACATGATATAGATCTTACAAAAATTGTAGAAATACAAGATAATACATCATTAGGAGATAATATAGCTTGTGGAGGTGCAGGATGCGAAATATAATGTACAGTTATTTAGGAGTTAAATGTTGGATATATACATTATATATTCAATAATATAAACAAAACGTGAAAAAAGGGTTCCAGTAGCGTAAATTAAAGACACCCAGTACCCTTGAAAGACTCGAAATGTAATAAAATAAAAAAGAAGTGGTGACAGAGAATGTCGACTGTAATAAAATATCTGAGGTTTATTTCTTTCCTCTACATAGTGAAGCTGTAGGTGTCTTTTCTTTAATTATGAAAGTGATAGAATGTTAAATGAGTTAAAAGATAAAATTCAAAAAGAAGCTTTAAATGAATGGTTAAAAAATGATAAAAAAGGAACTGCCGAGTTGGCAACAGGTGTTGGTAAAACTATACTTGCTTTGCACGCACTTTATACAATGGATAAGGATGATACTATTCACTTATTTTTAGCAGAAACTACAGAACGTAAAAAAGATTTATTAAACGATATTAAAAAATTTAATCAATTATTTAATTGTGATGTAGTAAACGACTATAATTTAAAGTTTTATTGTTATCAAACTGTATATAAGTGGAAAGATAGACAATTTGGTTTAATAATTGCTGATGAAATACACGATAGTTTGAGTCCTAAATATTCTGAATTTTATTTTAATAATAAGTATAAAGCTGTTTTAGGATTATCTGCAACAGTAGATAGAAAAACTAAATATGAAGAAAATGGTAATGTATTTTCAAAAGGTCAATTATTAGACAAAATTGCTCCATCTATTTTTAAATATACTATTGGAAAAGGTCAAAATGAAGGTGTTTCTCGTAAATTAAATATTTATGTTATTAATCATGAATTAAATAATATAGATAAAACAGTAAAAGCAGGTAGTTTAAAAAATTCATTTTTACAAACAGAAAAAGCATCTTATGATTATTGGGATAAAGAACATAAACGTTCATGGTTTATTGAAGATCCTGAAATGAAAGCTTTAAAAATAAGAATTACATCACATAAAAGAAGTAATTTATTATTTAATTTACCTTCAAAAGTAAATATTGTTAAAAAACTTTTAAATTGTTTAGAAGGTAAAACAGTTATCTTTGGTAATAGTTTAGAAGCATTACTCAAAATAACACCAAATGTTGTATCTTCTAAAAATTCAGAAGATAAAAATAATTATATTAGACATAATTTTGACAATAATAAAATTAGTATTATTGCTTCGTTTAAAAAACTTAAACAAGGTGCTAATTTAAATAGTGTTGATAATTGTGTAATACATTCATATTATGGTGTAGAAAAAGATATTATTCAAAGAGTTGGTCGTTTAAGACAAAATGGTGATAAAGTTGGTAACGTATTTATATTACTTACTAAAACTACACAAGAAGAAGTATGGTTTTCTAAAATGATGGAAAATATGAATGATTTTAATATTATTAATTGTGATAATATTGAAGATTGTTTAAACAAATATAAAATAAATGAAAAAAATTAAAGAATTACAAAAACGTTCATCTTTAAATGAAGGTAGAAACTATGGTATAGGTTTTGCAATTTTAAAACCTAATACAACTAAAACTAAGTTTGAAACTTTAAACGCTTTTACAGCTTGTAGAGATTATTTAAATGATTTTAGTTATGTAGAATATACTAAAAAAGAAATTGGTTCTATACACGGATATAATCATAAATTATTAAATGTATTTAATAATAAACGTCTGTTTTATTTAGGTGTAACTACATTAAATTTTAAAGGTGGAGGTACATGGAATTCAAAAGAAGAAGCTTTAAATATTTTAATTACTAATTATAAAAATTTAGAAAAATTATTAAATAAATTTGAAGAAAATTTAGGATTAAAAACAAAATCCTCTATAGAATTAGATGAAGACACTTTAATTATTAAAGCACCTATTTATTGGACTAAAACTACAGCTTTAATTAGTATTTACACATTATTAATTAGATGTTATTTTAATATTCAAGATTTTAATGATGATACTTTTGAAGATTTATTAAAAACACATAACTGTTTTATTAGTGATGATTCAATGTACAAAAAAAATTGTTTAAAATTTTATAATAATCCTAAATTAAAATATCATAAAATAAATTATGATAATTATAACATTAAAGGTGCTTCAACAATTCATAACTTTGGTATTGTAGGTTATTTTAATTTAGAAGACGTTAAATCAAAAATGAATGACAAATAAAGAATTAATTAAATATCTTGTAAAAAATAATGATTATAAATATAATCTTTTAAAAACTGCAGAAGAACTTCAAGAATTATCTCTTGTTCTTACACAAATGGCTCTTAAAGAAGAGAAAGTAGATACACAAGAAGTAATAGATGAGATAGGAGATGTTAAAATACGTTTAAAGGTATTAGGACATCTATTTAGTAAAAAAGACGTTAAAAAACGTATTAAATACAAAACAGATAAACTTAAATCCTATATTGCTAAAAATAAATATATTGGTAAATTATGAGTAAAAAAATATTAAATAATTTTATAGTTCATTTAGAAAAATATACTAAACTTGGACCTAATATTTATTGTCAAAAAGGTTATAGTAGATTTTATACTAAAAAAGAAGTAATTGAACACTTTATTAAAAAATCATGACAGAAGAAAGATTTGATCAAATAATATCAGAAACTTTAGATAAAATTAAAGAAACACTTATTGTTAAAGGTAAAGAATATCGTCGTAATAACAATGTTTTTCATAATTTTGATGAAGGTAGTAAAAGAAGTGGTCTAATACGTGAAAAAGTATTAGATGGATTTCTTTTAAAACATGAAATATCTATTGCAGATATGACAAATGATTTAGTTGAAGGTAAATTACCTAAAATTGAAACAGTTGAAGAAAAGTTTGGAGATAATTTAATTTATCTTCTTATTAAAAAAGCATCTATAATTGATAAGATAGAACAAAATGTATAGTTATGAAGAAGTTTTAAAACTTATGAAACAAGCTTTTGAACAAGGTTTTAAAAAAGCAGATGTTGTAGAAGCTGGTTTAGAAGGTAAAGAAACAGAAGAAGAATGTAGGTGGATTTTAGCTAAACATGATAAAGATGACAGTAAATGAATTTAATGAAAAATATAAAGATTATTTAGAAGAAGGTCATTATGGTCTTGATTTAAATACTCCTAGTATTATAAAATATCTTGATGAAATGTTTCAAGGTTTAATAAAAATTCCTGGATTTAAATATAGTCAAATTAAAGAAAAATTTGGAACAAGTAGATGTTATACAAATTTATATCAATTAATAGGTAAACCAGGATTATTTATTGAACGTGAAATTGAAAATACATTAAATATATTTTTAAAATATGAGTAAAACTTTTGTAATTGCAGATATTCATGGTAATTATAAAGGTTTAAAACAAGCTTTAGAACGTAGTAACTTTGACTATCAAAATGATACACTTATATCTTTAGGTGATATTGTTGATGGTCATAGTGAATCGTTTGAAGTTGTTGAAGAACTTTTAAAAATACCAAATTTAATTAAAATTCGAGGTAATCACGATGATTGGTGGTTAAGTTGGATTCAAAGAGGTATACATCCTGCATTATGGATGCAAGGTAGTTTAGCTACTGGACAATCTTATGTTAAACACTTAATAGGTGAAAATGTTGAATTTTCGGATAGAAGTACAGGAATTCCAAGACCTGTGTTAACAACCTCACATTTACCTGATTCACATATTAATTTCTTTGATAGTCAAATTCCTTATCATATAGATAATCAAAATAGATTATTTGTACATGGTGGATTTAATAGACATTTTAGTATTGAAGATCCAATATATAATAATGAAGATGTATTAATGTGGGATAGAGATTTATGGTCACAAGCATTATCTTGGGAAGGAATGTCTAAAGGAATGTTAGAAGAAAAACCTAAATTTAAAATGTCTGATAATTTTAATGAAGTTTTTATAGGTCATACTTCTACACAATTTTGGAAAGAGGATAAACCTATGAAAGCGGCTAATATCTGGAATTTAGATACTGGTGGTGGATTTATTGGAAAAATTACTATTATGGATGTGAATACTAAAGAATTTTGGCAATCAGATGCTGGAAATGTATTATATCCTGAATTTAAAGGAAGATAAATATGAATTTAATAGAAATATTTAGTATAATAATTATACATTGGTTTGCAGATTTTTTAATGCAAGATGAAAAATGGGCGTTAGGTAAAAGTAAAAATTGGGATGATTTAATAATGCACACATTAACATATAGTTTAATGTGGCTTGGTGCTGGATTAACATGGTGTTTATTTGATTTAAATAATGCTTCAAAAATAGCAGATTATACATTATGGTTTGTACCAATAACTTTTATAGCTCATACAATAACAGATTATTTTACATCACGTATTGTAAGTAAAAAATTTGCTAAAGGAGAATATGGTAGTTCAATACCTAATATAGGTGCTTTTACAATAATTGGAATAGATCAAGTTTTACACTATATGCAATTGTTTTTAACTTATTATATATTAGTAAAATGGCAGTAATAGATAAAATAATTTAATAAAAATTAGGAATTGTAAAATAAGTTTCGTATATTTGTATAAATTAATAATTTATATAAAATGATAGGAATTTATAAAATAACAAGTCCTAGTGGTAGAATATATATTGGACGGTCACTTAATGTTGAAAAAAGATTTAAACAATATAAATCATTTAGTAAAAGTAATAATACTCAAATTAAATTAATTCGTTCTTTAAAAAAGCATGGAATTAATAATCATACGTTTGAAATTATTGAAGAATGTAGTTTTGAAGATTTAAATATTCGAGAAAGATACTGGCAAGAGTTTTATAATGTTATTGGTAAAAATGGTTTAAATTGTGTTTTAACAAAAACTAATGAAAAACCTTGTGTTTTTTCAAAAGAAACTAGAGATAAAATTAGTAAAGCACATAAAGGTAAAAAGAAAAAACCTTTTACTAAAAAACATATTGAAAATTTATCAAAATCACATAAAGGTAAAATTTTTTCAAAAGAAACTAAATTAAAAATGTCAAAATCTTCGTTAAAGTGTAATAGTAAAATTTTAATTTCACTAAATACTGGAATTTTTTATAATTCAATTACAGAAGCTTCTTTTATTTATGAAATAAAACGAACAACACTTAACGCAATGTTAAAAGGACAATTAAAAAATAAAACAGATTTAATATATTGTAATGAGTAAAATTGATAAAACATACCATCAGTTGTTAAATAAAATAATAACTGATGGTTATACATATGAAGATCCTAATAGAAAAAATGTTAATAGAATTGAGATACCGAGTTATACATTTAGACATGAATTTAAAGATGGTTTTCCAGCAATAAGCACAAAAAAACTCCATTACAAAAATGTTGTAACAGAGTTAATATGGTTTTTACGTGGTGATACAAATATCAAATATCTTGTAGATAATGGTTGTAATATTTGGAATAAAGATGCTTATAATTATTATTGTAAACAATGTAATATTCATAAAGTAGAACCTATGACATTTATTAGATTTATAAGTAGTTTAAAAAATATATCTAATAAAAAATATCATTTTTTACCAAATTATACTAATTATAAATTAGGAGATTTAGGACCTGTTTATGGACACCAGTGGAGAAAGTGGACAGACGGTTATTATAACGGTGTAGACCAAATTCAAAGATTAATTACTAATCTTAAAGAAAAACCTTTAGCTCCAGATCATATTGTTAATTCTTGGAATGCTGGTGATTTAGAAGATATGGCTTTACCACCATGTCATTATGGTTTTCAAATAGTTGTAAGACCTTTAAGTTTTAAAGAGAGATGTTTGTTGTACTCTAATGGAAAAATGTATTTTGAAGCAGAAGAAACAAGTGATATTGAAGAAATGTTTGATGTTCATAAAATTCATAAGTATGGTTTTGAACTTCATTGGAGTCAGAGAAGTGTAGATACATTCCTTGGATTGCCTTATAATATAGCTTCATATGCTACATTAGCGTTGATTTTAGAGAAGATTACAGGTTATAAAGCATTAGCTATACAAGGAGATTTAAAGAAGGTTCATTTGTACGATAATAGCTTAGAAGCTGTTAAAGAACAATTAAGTAGAGATGTTGATAAATATAATAAATGTGAATTAAAAAATTCAGATGAATTAGATGCTATTTTTTTAAATTTTGAAACAAATTCTTTTGATTTAGATAAAACAATTAATTTTTTAAAATCTGAATATTTTCAATTACAAAATTATGAATCATATCCAGCTATTAATGTAAAAATGTTAGAGAGAGATAAATAAAAATAAATTAAAAATTAATTAAAATGGTAAAATATATTATAATTGAAGCAGATACTAATGATGGTGATTATATTACTGAAAGATCTGTAATTACTGATGAACAAATTAAATTAATTCTTCCTATTATTGAAGAAATTGAAAAAAATAATGGTCAATATGGAAAAGGTGAAGTAGGTTATGATTTTGATGCTGAAGAAAATTACGGTCATTTAGAAAACTTTGAATTATTTGATGAATTTGCACCATATGGTGAATATGGAATACATACTATCGAAAGTATTGAAATTTTAGAAGTTATTAACGAAACAAAATTATTATAATGAATAACACAATAAATACACCTAAAAGCTCTGTAATTAAGAGTTTAACATATGATGAAAATAGAAAAGATTTACAAGTAAATTTTAAATCTGGTAAGTTATATGTATATACACCTGTTTCACAACAATTTTTTAATAAATTGCAAAATGCTGAAAGTAAAGGTAAATTCTTTAATAAAAATATTAGAGATAATGAAGCATTAACTTGTTTAAAATTGATTAAATAATGATTTATGTAATAACAAATCCTGAATTGGGATGGGATTGTGTTTGTGGAGTTTATAATGCAGATTCCGAACAACAAGTTGCAGAATCTTATGTTGAACAAACTAATTTAAAAGAAGGACAAACTGCTGAAGAATGGATGGAAGAACATAATTATATTATTCATGAAATAAGTCTCATAAAATTAAATTAAAACACAAAAAGCCGTAGCGACCTTAATTGGTTACTACGGCTTTTTTTTGACCCTTTAAATTATTTATCAAACAGTCCATGTAACTGTTTATAACTTTTATCTGATTGTGCAAATACTGGAATTACTTTTTTACCATGTTCCCACATAATATATTTATCTTTTTTATTTTTACTTAAATAATCAAAATAACGTTCATTATCTTCAGGGAAAAAGTTAATAGGTGTAATTAAATCTGATGCAAATGTAATAGAATTTTGAATAAATCTATTTGCTGCAACAGGATTTTGAATCATTCTATTTAATTCACGAGGATCTCTAAATTGAGAAAGCTCTGATTCTAATCTTCTAAAAGCATACATCCAAAAATATACATTGTCATCATCATCACCTCCAAGAGCTCCCAATAAAGCACCTAATAATGGTAACATTACAGATGTTAATGTTATTTCTAAAGTAGTTTTTTTAAGATTTGCTTTTTCATGATCTGATAAATCATTGTAATATTCTTTCATGTGAGCTAATTGTAGACCTTTTAAGTTAGGTATTACACCTTGTTTAATAAATCGTACAAACGAAGTATAAATACCCTCTGTAAACTCTTGTTCTGCATTGTTATAAGTAATGTCTTCATCTGTTAATTCATCTTTAGATTTTAAAGATGTTTCCATTCCTTTATAACGATATTTGAAACCTGATAAGAAGAAATTTTTAAACATTAATAATGTTTTACCCCACCAATGTTTAGCTAATTCTGCTTTCATTAATGAATCGTAAACTCCAAATATATCATGACCTTTTTTCTTAATTAAGTAATTAATATGTTGTTTACCACCTTCGTGATATTTACTATCTAAATTCTTATCAGTATAAACAACTTTATCACTCATTACAAGTTTACCATTTTTATCTAACGATAACATATCAAATAATGATGCTGCTTTATCTTTAGAAACAACATTTCCTTCTTTGTCTATAAACTCACGATTTTTGTTCATAACTTTACGACCTCTAAGAATAGATTCAGTAAGAACAGTATTCATCATATGTTCACCCATCTCATTTAAACCATTCATAGATTTTTTTGAAATAAGTCGTTTAGCCATATTATTTCTAATAAATTCTTGTGTAGCATTATCAAATCCTCCCATAATATCAAACATGTCTAACATTTGATTATGAAATGATGTTTTAACAGGATTTCCTAAATCTGCTAAAGTAGCCATTTGATTTTTAGGATTAAAATAATTTGCTTCAGCAGATGTGTAATCTTTTAAAGAAAATAAGTTACCACCTGTAGCATCAATCATCATTTGAAATGAACCATTCATTACGTTGACTACTCCTGAACCAATATTCATTGTCATACCAATACTTGCAGCGGCTCCGTTAGCCATTGATGAAAGTTTGTTAGCTTCAATATTAGTACCAAAAGCTTTACCACCGTTATAAGAAAGTATATCATAAAGATGGGTTTCTAATAAACCTTTAATCTTTTTATATTCATTACTTAAACCGTCTTTAACAGTAACACCAGGTTGATTTTCAGCATATTTATTTTGCAACCATTTACCTGTATTTTTAGAACGTTTTTTATATTCTTTCTGACGAGCAATATCTAAAAATAATTTAAGTTTTACTTCATTACTTTTCTTTTCACCATAATTAATTGCATTATGAGCTTCTTTACGATAAATTGTAAATAAATCTAAACTTTGATCTTTAGAAGAAATCTTACCTCTATAATGAATTCTTACACGACGTAACTCTTCATTCTTACTATTAACTTCTTCTTCATAACCAATATCGTCAACTCTAATTTGAGTTAAATCTTTAAATTTATCTGTAAATTGACCTTTAATATCTCCTTCTAAAGTACGTTCTAAATCATTTTTAGTAACAGCAGGTAATTTATAAAACTCTGCTCCATAAAGTTTAGAAATTAAAGAAACTTTACCATCGTAAATATCTTTATCATTTTCGATAGTTTGTTTTCTAAAATAGTCTAATGTTTCTTTTTCAACACCTGTTAATTCTTTATTTTTATATTTAGGATTAGGTTGTGTTAAACTTTGACCATTTGGACCAAAAGATTGAATAGTGTGTTTACTAAACCATTCTCTTCGTTGTTTAGATAATTCTTTATATTCAGGATTAGATTTTAAAAGTCTATTATTTTTAGCTTTAGTTAAAGTTTCATCATATAACTTTTCTTTTAACTCTGTAATTTTATCTAAAATAGGATATAATTCATTATTAACAGCATCTAAAAAATCAATTGAATATTCACCTTTTAAATAATAAGAATCTTTAGATTTACTTAATTCAAGTAAATTACCATACATTTTAGATTGACTACCTTGACCTTTAGCTTTTACAAACTTTTCAAATAAAGGTAATAGTTCAAATTCTTTATCTTTATATTTTTGAATAATGTTATCTCTAACTTTACCAATAATATTAGACATAATGTTAATTAAACTACTATTAGTATTTAATAAATCTTCACCGTGTAAACTAAAGCTTGAAATATCAAAAGTAGGATCATTTACAATACTT